TGGCATTGTGGCGTAATCAAAACTTTCAAGTTTCTTTTGGAGAGAGTTGATCCTACGCCAGTCTTTCACTGCGCTGATCCATTCATGCTCTTTGCTGTGGTAAGCTACCCATTGCTGAGACTCTTCATCAGTCACAGCTAAACTTACGGGAGGCTCAATACCCACCAGTAAACACTGCGCATCAAACGCAGCACGACTAAGTAAAGGCTTTTCACCAAGCCACGGAATAACTTCTTCTGCTTCAAACAACTTAACCTTAATAGTTTCTAGTTGCTCTTTGAGAAGAGATTCATTGATAGGGATTCCTTCCTGAACAATCTTCCTATTCAGGATGCTTATCTTTCTTTCAAAGTCCGGCCAGTTGTCGCTAAGTGTCTCCCATAATTTAAGACAGAGTTCACTGTCTTTAAGGGCATATTCACTAACCTCATCTTTAAACTCTTTTGTCATTTCCTCCCACCGCTTACCAGACATGTTATCCCGCGTACTTTTGTCTACGGTAAGTCCAAACAATTCTGCCGTTGACCCCTTCAAAGATCTTGGGAGCTTACTATAAGCGGCTAAGTCTGCTGTGCAGTGCCACTCAAAAGGGTCACATGAACTCCACCATTCTTGTTCTACCCCATAAAGATAAAGGGTCTCATCAAAACTAGCGTTATGTGATAGCACAATATTGCCATTAAGGATACTCCAGTCGAAATCTTTTGGGTGGCCAACGAAACTAGTCCCCTCGTTGCCAACAACGGAGACCATGTATGCATCAAATTGTGGGTGGCTGAAGTAGCCTAATGTCCCTAGAGTTCTGATGCTGCACTCTTTGTCGTAGTAGGTTTCAAAATCTACTGCATAAATATGTCTGTCCATAGGTATATAAGGTTTACCCCACCCCCCAAGATTGGGTACAGGGGGGTGGGGTATAACGAGGCTTTTATGCAGTTACCTCTAGGGTGAATGAAATTAACCAGCCTAAGCCAAGGCCGCCGCATTACCCATTCCTTGTCGGAATTATTCTAATACAGTATCTGTCGTTTCAACCTCTAACTCCAATTCTGGTGTAGTCGAGTAGCTTGCAAGAACCTGTTGAAGACCATTTCTAATAATCATTGTGGCTTGAAGATCCACTTTACATGTTTCAACTGCCTCTTCGATTTTAGAAATTACATCATCGAGTCTATTAATCTCGACCGACAATACTTCCATTTGATATTGAACAGCATCCATTACCCTAAGTAACCTCCGATAAAGTCTACAACTTCATCACTAGGCTCTTCATTAGTGATGGTAAGGGATGGTGCAAACCAGCTGTATTTGCCACGAGTAATCGCAGTAGACTGGAAATTCCATAGCCGCTTGTGGATAGGAGTCGTTTTGTTAAAGACTGCAAATGTCGCCAACCTTTTGAAGGTTTGGCGATAAGCATCTTTTGCCACATTGATGCGGCCCATAGCATAGTTATCTTTTCCAAGAGGAAAAGGGAACGACTCAACATCATCACTTCCTTTGAATAAGAGAGTGATCTCAGCAAACTCAAGAATAGGATATTCTGAGTCTAAGCTAAGTGCTTGTTTTTCCTCAGCACTATTAGCAATACGAGGAATATCATCTGATTCAAATGGAACGTCTTCCCTCCATGCTTTAGTAGCACTAAGTGGAACCACTTGAATTGGTTGTTCTGGTTCCGCAAGGATGATTCTCTTGTCCAATACAAGAGATCCATACGGGGCTGGGTTTCCGTCAGGGCCAGTAATGTCACTGGTCTTTTGAACGACATTGACTCTTGGGATGTCGATGTCCGATTGATCTAACGTATCTGAAATTGCAGATGTAGTTAGTCCAGTAGTGGGAGCTTTGGTAAGCTCAGTTTTTTCTTTACTCATGTTTCTTGTTTCTTGTTTCTAGGTTTCCTCACGACAGTGTGTGTCGAGAGGGAGATTCTTCTATGATTCCTGCGTCCTGACAGTCACTCAAAAACTCGGAAGACAGTTTTTGTTTACCACCTTTTTCAGCGGTGTCACCAACGGCTTTAGCTATCTTGCTCACAGGGAGGCTTACATTGCTCAGGATTGATTCAGTGTCAACACCATATTTGTCTGCAATCGAAATAAATGTTTTGTGGTCAGTGACTTTTTTTCTGACGCCAAGTTTTTTGAGGCGCAGGGTTGGTAGCTCTACACCGTCCTCAGCCAAAGCAATGGCCCTCTTCTTAAAGCCTTCCGCCCAGTTGGTTACAATTTTTGCAATAGCCCAGAGCTGCTCCACAACTTCAGGGTCTTCAGTAGAGTCAATATCCACGTCAGGAAGACGAGGATTTATTTTCTTCGCTACTTCTACAACAAGCCCACCTAAAGCTGGGCACACATCTTCGAACTTGCAAAATCTACAATCAACTGTGGGTGTAAGTTCTGACAGATCAGGAGTGCCTGTTTCCCATTTAGGTCTTACTTTCTCAGCCTTAAGAATCACTTCTGACAACTCGTCAGTAAGTTGTTTCATATCACTCCTCTTAAAAGCATGGGACAAAATTTCATTCCTTTGCGGGACAAAAAATACAAACTCAATTGTCTCAAGTTTCGGGAACTTCTGAAAGCACCCAAGTGTGTAAGCTTTGGCTTGCCAATTTTTATCGGGGGTGTCGATCTTGCTGATACCCGTTTTGTAGTCGATCAACACCCCCTGTGTACCCCCATACACATTTAAGAAATCACATGTTCCGTATGTTGATGTGCCGTCGAGTTCGACATCAAGCATGATCTCTGAGTGGGTTTCACTAAGCTCTAACGAATCGAAGTTCATAAGATACTCAGCCTGATCAGTCATGATCTCCTGATATATGCTTACCTCTTCTTCGCTTTGTAAGTTACTGGGATCTTCTATCTCTAGGGCTTCGTGTATGCGGGTGCCCATCTCCGCCGCAGCGGAAGATCCGTCTCTGCCTTTGTAACCAGCACACCCTGAGACGTACTTAAGTGATGATGGGGAGAACTCTGCGTGGCCTCTTTCAGAGTGGTCGGGTTGTTTCATTCGCCCACATAATCACAGGGGCGTATTGTGGTCAAAGAAATTTTTCAATTTCTTTAACTCTCCCACAAATACCGAGCAATCAAAAACGCATCCACCATTCCATCGTGGGGTCTGCGACATCTTTTATTCTTAATCCAACACTCGTCCTCAGCTAGTTGTTGCGCTCGCTCAAGAGCTGCTTCTTTTGATTTGCCCTTAGCTATAAAGCCTAACATTCTTTTTTGCCACTTGTGTACAGAAATCCTTTGCACGTCATACCTGTTCGCTTCTGCCATACCTACTATCTTGCCAAAGCTTAGGGCCATTGACCTTACTGCTTGAGAACTTTTAGCATGAGCAAGTGGTTCTTCCACTGCGATTGTGAAAGGTGTGTTTAAATTTAAGATCCACTCTTTTATTTTAAGAGTGTCTACCTCTCTCTTCTTAAGAACCCATTTTGTAGGCATGACAATCTTGTCTATGACGGAGCCATCAAACTTAGAGATAGCACACAGTCCTCCATCTAATCCGTTGTCAATACCTATGATCAAAACAAGTTAAGGGTAATAATTAAACCATCCCCCGAAGCAGGGCTATATACAAATATGTTTTTCTTAAGACCTTGTAAAAACAAAATCTCCTTCATGTTTTCTGGCTTAACTCTATAGAAAGCACCTTCAAGTTGCTTTATTGTAAAAGCTACATCCTCAGTATTTTTCTTACGGATAAGAACTTTTGGGTTGTGGACAAGTTCTTTATTTTTAAATAAGCTCATTACTTTTCGAGTATAGTTGTGTCTAAAAAGCAGGGTGCTGTTGGGCCAAGATCAGTGTCCATTAATTGATTAAGGGCCAGTCGTGCGTCCTCTTCATCAAGTCCATGTTCGTCTTGAAGAATGGCGAGTGACTTAAGGCTATCATAACATGCAACAGGAGGCCCATCAGGTTTTTCAACTACGCCCACAAGGGCTTCTTGTAATTGGTTAAAGAACATTATTTCTTCATATCTTACTGGCTTAGTATTCTCTGGGGATACTTGACGTTTCACATAGGGATCTTCCTCTGGATTATACTCCCACGAAAAATTCTCAAAGTTGTTAATCATCTGACTGTATATCGATTACTGTTCCTTTACCCGTATCGGCCTTTCTATTATTCAATATAGAAATATCAATATGCATTTTACTGGCATCACCCCCACTGCTTTTAGCATTTAAACCAAGGTTTCTACGGATTAATTGATCTAGTTCAGAAAGTTCTTTGATGTTTCTGGGGCCACTTATGTTTTTCATGTTGTCCCTAGCTAACCGTATAGCTGCCATAGCTATGTAGTTTTGGTATTTATCAGCAGGACTAGCTTGGCTTTCTGCAATTTGAAGGATCTCTTCTTCCTCTTTCATGCGAGCATCGTGCTTGGCAAGTATAGCAGCTTCCTTTGTTAGTTTACTCATGTCTACATCTTCGACATGTTCTTCTGTTGTGTCGATTTTCTCAACGGTAGTAGACTCAACCCCACCATTTTTACGCGCAGGGATGCCACGTTTTTTAAACCATCTTCTTACCGTGCCTGCATGAACACCAAGTTCTTTAGCTATGGCAGAGGTCTTCCAGTCTGCATTATACATCTGGACTGCACGTTCTTGAATTTCGTCTTTGGAATTGATACTCATGTCAAAAGCTTTATTGTTACTAAAATATGGCTTTAATAGAGGAGAGGAGCAAGCAGTTACTAGAACCTAAAATTTGTTCCAAAACAAAACAGATGGACGTGGGTGGTTTTACTATCCCCCCAACTAGTTTACTCACAGCACTTCTTTATGGTTTTGCTAAACATGAAGAACCCATTGCACGCGAATATTATTTCTGGAGAATTTGTGACGAGCTGTGGAACCGTGATGATCTACCAGAAAAATTAATGGTAAAACATCCGTGGGCAGAAATGATGATCCGAGCTGCCATCAACAATAAATATCTTGCTGTTGGAGGTAGTGCGTCATCAGGAAAATCTCACACCATGGCGGCATGGGGTATTGTGAATTGGCTGAGTCAGCCCCAAGATACTTTGGTTCTTATGACTTCAACCACGCTACGTGAGGCAAGAAAAAGGATTTGGGGTTCAGTCATGTCTTTGCTATCCGTGATTGATGATGCACCGATCAAGATCAGGGATTCAATTGGTAACGCTTCCTACGTCAACGAAAAAGACATTCTTATAGAACGGGCTGGGCTTTCATTGATCTCTGCGGAAAAAAGTAAAACTAAAGAAGCCGTAGGTAAATTCATTGGAATCAAACAGAAACGTGTGATTCTTATCGGTGATGAGCTTTCAGAACTTTCCGAAGCTATCCTTAATGCAGGTCTTACGAACCTAAGTAAAAACCCTTCATTTCAGATGATTGGTATGAGCAACCCCAACAGCAGGTTTGATGCTTTTGGGATTTGGTCAACCCCTAAAGATGGATGGGACAGTGTTGATACCAATACCGCTGATGAGTGGGACACTAAATGGAAAGGTAAGTATGTACGTTTAGACGGGGAAAGATCTCCAAACATTTTAGCAGGGGAAACAATTTACCCTTGGTTACCCACACAAGAAAAACTTGAAGAAGACAAAGCTTTACTGGGGGTAGAGAGCCGAGGGTATATGCGAATGGTAAGAGCTGTGTTTTTTGACAGCGATGAAACGACAGGCATCTACACAGAAAACGAAATTGCTAATAGCAAATCCATGAACACTGTTCAATGGAGCAGTACTCCTGTCAACTTGTGTGGGGTAGACCCTGCATTTACCAATGGTGGTGATCGGTGTATTGCTTTCTTAGCTAAGTGCGGCTATGACTCTAGTGGACAATATGTTATAGAGTTTGGACAAGCTGTTCATTTAAATGATGACGCAACTAATAAGGCCATTCCAAGAACGTACCAAATTGTAAAACAAATTAAAGACCTCTGCATAAAACATAACGTCCCACCTGAGAATGTAAGTGTGGATGCCACTGGAGCTGGTGCTCCATTTTGTGACGTTCTCGCAGGTGAATGGTCTAGCCGTTTTATGAGGGTTTCGTTTGGTGGAAAGGCGAGCGATAAGAGAGTTAGTGCAAATAGTAAACTTGTAGGGCATGAACTCTACGTTAATAGGGTATCTGAGTTGTGGTTTGTTGGGAAGGAGTTGATGAGAACTCGTCAAGTCTTTGGGGTAAACTCAGATCTAGCTCAAGAAATAACAGGAAGAAACTACGATCATGTGAAGGGTTCGACTCTTCGTATGAAAATTGAAAGCAAGCCAGAATACAAAGCTCGCTTTGGAAGAAGCCCAGACCTTGCAGACGCAGCGTTTTTGGCGTTAGATTGTGCCCGTCAGAGACTAGGTTTGGTAGCTGTTGATCCCCCAAAAGAAGGAGATATGTCCTTTAATAAACCCAGACGATCTATAAAAAGATTAGGGGGAGCTTTACAAAACGCTGACACTACCCTAGTCGATTGACTTTTTTTAATTCAAACCTTATAATTTAACTTATGGCTAAACCCGCTAAAAAGAATTCAGGAGGCTTACGATCTAGTAGTTTGCGGTCAAGTAGTTTGCGGTCAAGTAGTTTGCGGTCAAGTAGTTTAAGCCCGTCGAAAGGATTACAATCATCAGGGGGTTTGCAAAACAAAGAGGACGAGATTGAGCGCAGAAAAAACTTTGGGGTGACTGGTGGTCTTGGAGCCCAAGGTGCGGCTGGCCCGAAAGGTGCAGCTGGGGAGACTGGATTTCAAAGTGATCGTGGGAGCGGTGGTGCGACTGAAGCACAAAGAAATCGCCTATTAAAAAATGTTGCCGAAACCACGAGTGCTAACCAAGAATCGACAGTTGATACAGGGATGGCGCAGCTGGATGCAGCAGAACGTGACGCACAACAAACTGCCGCTTTAAGCAAGGCTAATAGAAGTATTAACAACCCTACTGGTAACCAAGACTTTGGAGGTACGAATGAAGGATTAGCTGATAAACTATTAAAAGGAGAGCTTACAGACCCACCAACTGAGGGCATAGTATCAGAGCAACCTGCCATCAACTCCGAAATGGCAGCTGAAAATGCGGCGGAGCGTAAGAAGATTATAGCGGCAGGGGAAACTCCAGAGAACATTGCGGCCTTTGATAAGGCTAACCCCTCACGAGCCACGATCATGGCAGGCACCGATGCAGACGGCATTACGCCAGCTATGCCTAATCTGCAAAAAGTCGCCCCCGCTATAAAAGAGTTTCAGGATGACCCTGAAAACATAGCAGCTAGAATCACCGCTGATTACAACAAGATAAAGCAGGGGGGCGATCCAGATGAATTACCTAAGTTAGTCACCGATCCTTATTCTCAAGCAGGCATAGATTCAGGTTCGCTAACTGATCCAGATTACGGTTCTAATCTTAACCAACGTAAAGCGTTAAGGAGAAGAATTACGGAACAAGTTAAAGCTAATAATATAGACGGAGATGGTGGAGTTAATGACTTGCGTGAAATTGGAATGACCGAGCTGGGCATTGGCAAGAAGGAGATGGATAGGGAGATAATGGAGGAGAGGAGAAATTTTGTCAGAGGCAAATCCAAAGAGATGATAGCCAAAAGGAGGGAACGTGAGAGCAAGCAATTAGGGAGCTACGAAGACTTCTATAAAAGGATGCAAGACCCCAACAGAACATTGGGAGTTGGGCAGAGGAGAAGTTTGTATTCTAGGAATGCTGGTTTGAGAAAAGCAAGGATGCTGAGGAAGAAGGGTTTTATTGCTGCGGCAAACCAAGCTGCTGCTGATTGGGCTAGATCACCGGAAAGTAATGCACCAGCTGTAGCATCACAACAATTCTTAGCTGCGAGAGACGCTTCACAAGCAAGAGTCTCTGATGCGAGAAACAAGAATGCTGAACTCCAGCAAATGATGGCGGATCGTCTTATGAATAAGATGAGGGAAGACCCTAACTTTTTA